TTTGCAGTGTTGTACCAACTGGAATCTTTAGTGCTTCTGTACCTACAATATCAACATAACCTGTTGAATTACCTTGTAATTCTAAGTTAGCACCACTAATTGTAGTTTCTAAACCGTTGTTTCTAATTAATACGTTGTCAACTTGTATCTGTGTTGCATTAACTTGATTTTCTTCAAGTACCATAATCAAGTTAGAAGTAACACCATCGCCTCCGTAGAAGTTTTTGATGTGTGCATTTCTCCAACGTTTGGTTGTTTTACCAATATCGTAAGTAATATCAGCATCTGGAATTAAGTTAGAATTTAAATCTGCATTAATTGTAATATTATCTGTGTCTTGGTTACCTAGTGTAATATTACCTTCTAAGTCAATATTACCTGTTACATTTAGATTACCTGTGATATTTGTTTCACCGCTGAATGGGGAAATGTTAATATCACCTTGTGTAGATGACATTGTGTTTCCACTTAGTACAATATTACCTGTAGCAACTTGGAATGGATCAACAATAGTTGTATTGCCACCCTGTGTAAAATTAATACCCGAAAGTGATGTAACGTCAAATGTTCCGCCACTGAATGTAACAGCACCAGTGTCTTGGTCTACATAAAATAAATCACCAATTCTGTAATCACCATATTGGTCAGTTGAGTTATAAAATACTCTACCGCCGTTTACTTCTACAACTTCATTTGCTTGTGCTACATCGTTGTCATTGTTGTCAAATTTTTTGCCTGAGCCAATATAACCAAAATCATGTGAACTCATTCTCAAACGTACATCTGGACCATCTGCTCTAATACCAAACTGTCCATAAACGTTTGCTGATGCAATTGAACGCATCTCTGCACCAAAGTCTTTTCTATCGTATCTTACAATAGTTGTTGCAGTTGCGCCACTTGGTGCCGCTGAAATACTTTGTGGTGTAAAGTCAAAACCATCTAGGCCATCGTAACGACCATCTACAATAAGTGTATCACTGCCTACTAAACTTTCTACTGTACAGTTAGTAACAGTTGAACCATCAGTTGAAGTAAATGTTACAACATCGCCTACTTGGAATGTTCCTGTAATACCGCTTAATTGGATTTTAGTTTTACCATCACCAAATGTACCTGTAGTACCTGCAACACCTTCGATACCTTGTTGAGCAAAATAAATGAAACTGTTTAACCATTCTGCTCTACCACCTTCAGTAATTACAATACCTTTTGAATTTGGTACAATAAATGTACAACTGTCAAACAACATTGCCGCTTCCAGTGATCCAGCCGCAATACTTGCACCGTTTACAATAGCACCACGTCCTGCGTCTGCCGCATCATAACCATATGGATCATCTGCCGCATTTGTCCCTAGTCTTACACTGGAACCAAAGTTCAATACTGTTACGTCTTTAACGTATGCTGAACGTCTTGAAATACTCGCGCCTGCATTATAACAGAATGCATAACCTGTTGTACCACTCCACTCAACTTCTCTAACGGTTAGATTTTCAACAGTACAGTCACCGTTCAATCTAAAAAAGTCATTTGTTCTTGTTGCCGCGGTTGGTTTTAATTGTGTTGCACGTAGTCCGTGTCCTGTAATTGTAATACCCTGTGGCAAGTCCAACGGTGCTACTTCTTCAAAAGTACCAGCACCTAGTCTAATTGTATCACCAAATGTTGCAACAGTAAGTGCGTGTTTTAGAGTAGCAAAGGCTTCGTTGATATCTCCGCCGTTGTTAGTGTCGTCACCGTTTACTGTAACGTGATAAACATTGCCTTCTTGTAGTAAAATATCTGTGCCATTAGCATAAATTTTACCTGTACCTGAACTAGCAATGTACATGTTGGTATTTGAATCATTTGCAAAAATACCTGTGTTGTCGCCGTCACCGTCGACTGTGATGTTACCAAAATTTAACTGTGTGCCAGCAAGACTAACATTACCACCTGCTTCAATTTGTAAACCATAAATGTCGACAACACCTGTACCATTAGCACGAATAATTAAATCACTATTAGTGTTAATTGGTTCTAATATATTATCTGTAATCTGTAATTCACCAATGTTAGCATTGTTAGCGTCAATTGTTTTCCAACGCTTTGTAGGTAAACCTAATCTATAAGTATCACTAACATCAGGAACAATGTCAGATACAACATCTGCATTAATTTGAACATTGTCTAAATTACCGTCACCAAGTGTAATGTTACCTGCCGCAGTAATATTACCAGTAGCAAATAAGTTACCTGTTACGTTTGTGTTACCTACTAATTCAATTGTACCTGTGCCATTTGGTCTCAATTCAATAGGTGCATTAGAATCTAATGTCGTAATATAGTTGTCATTGAATTCTAATGAATCTACATGAATTTTTGAATGATAGATAACAGGATCGTTACCAGCGGGTAACAATTCAATTGTACCTAAGTTTGATGAAATAGTATTGTTTTGTAGGTTTAAGTTACCTACTTCTATTTGGTTTGTGGCTTGTAAATTTGTTGCGTTTATAGTGCCGTTTACATCTACATCGTAAGCGGGGCTTGCAGTCTTAACACCAATTCTGTTGTTGTTAACATCTAAGTATAATAAATCCGTTTCAAACGCTAAATCCACGCCATTACGCAGAAGGTTAGCCTTCAACAACGGACCTGAAATTCGACCGACGGCCATTGTGTTCTCCTATAAACGGGCATCCTGTGCCTCCAGCCACCTTACATAGCGGGCTGACCACTGTTTGTCCTGCAAACCATAATTCGGTCAAGTTTGCATTAACAGTATTTAGTCTTTATTGGAAAAAGGGTGTGATTGGCTTAATCGAAACCGTGGATTACTACTACGTCTTTGCCTAGTGGCACAGCACTATCAAAGCGTAACTTGTATTCGTGTTGTCCTGTTTGTACCATAGTGTAGTTTACTTCTGCAATTTGCACAACGTTTTCTACTAGTACTAAAATATTTTTTGAACTTGCTGGAATAGGTTCTAACGGACCAAACTCTTGTTCTACAGCATCACCACTACCTAAGTTCTGAATAGTAATAGTGTTTGGACGCATAGTACGTGCTTCTTCCCATGCATTGTTTACATAGAATTCAAATTCATTTAAGTCTGTGTTATAACGTATTTGGCCGTTTTCAGGAAATTCTGGACGCTCTGCCGTATTACCAACAGGAACTTTTACAGCATAATTTGTTCCAAGCACAACTTGTCCGTTGGCTTCAACACTGACACTTGGATCAGTGATAAGTTTAGAATTTAGTTGTTGCTTTTTAACAAATCTCATTATACTGCTACCGAACTAATAGTTGCACTAACTGTAGCAGGTGATGTTGTTTGTGCTACAATAGTATCACCGTTTTCTAATACCAAACGTTCTGTATCCATAATAAATGTTTCGCCGCCTGGAATTTTTAATTGGTGTAAAATTTTGTTTTGATCACTTGCTGAACCACCGTTTGGCACAACATGCAAATCTAAAAATGTATCTGCATCTGTAAGAACAGTTCCGCTAGGTGAAGCAATATTATCAACGTCAGCATAGTTACAGAAAATCATACTTGTAATTGCTGTATCACCACTGCTGGTGTATAGTGTTGTTAATGTAGCATCAATAAAGTTGTTTGTAATCGCCATTTTCTTTCCTAAAATAACATGCTATACAGCAATGCTTTCTTTTTACTTACAAGTTCATCTCTTGTACTAGATGTATTTACAAAATATAGTCCAGAACCACCTTCTGCTTCGGCTTGTGAATATAGTTTAATTCTACCACTGTCTGCACTTGGAGCAGTTGGACTTACAGCACCTTCAATGCTTAATACGTCTCTTACAACAACTTCACCAGTACCGTTTGTTTCTAAAAATAAACTGTCATTTGATGTTTTTGGACGTATAGTTGTACCATCAACTTGTATTTCTTGTAATTCTGTTGTAATAGCATTTACACTAAATTTTTCTACACCGTCAACGTTAACTGTAAATTCTGATAGTGGATCACCTTCACTTGTATCAAATACTTGTGCAATAGTATTACCTGCTGTAATACGACTAATTGCCGCACCTGCTACCGCAGTATCAACATACTTCTTGTTTGGAATGTCGTCATCGTCAGTAACACGAGTTTCATAGTCACTTGTACCTGTTACACTTACTACAGCATTAGGAGCATTTTGTCCTAATAAGATTAAATCTTCTCCAGTAGTTTCTAGTACGTGTGCTTGAAGTGCACCTAAACTTGCACCAACTTTAAATGTAAATACTCCAGGACCAGTACCACCGTTTGGTTGAAGATAACTCAGTGTATCATCAAAAAGCAAAGTAGCGGCCGGACTTGATGGTCCTCTATAAATTGAAAGCCCTGCTTGTCCTAAACTAATTCCGCTTGGTGATGTTTCGCCAGTGTTTAACTCAATGATATTATCTTCAACAGTCATATTTGCTGTTTCGATAGTAGTTGTATTACCAAGTACAGTTAAGTCGCCGGTAATTCTTACTTCTGGAGTATCCATAGTAAGTTGTGTTCCTGTTGCAGAACTTGTTATGATCTTGTAATCACCTGTAACTTTTAATACATCAACGGCCATGAGTTAGAATCCTTTGTCTATAGCATTATTTAGTCAAGAGAAAAGGGCAAAGCATCTTTGCCCTCTTCAAGTTTAGTAAAACTACGATTATGCGTTAGTGAAATCGTCGTCATCAACTCCAGCCACGTCATCGTCACCAGCCTCTTCAACTTGTGCCGCGCCGTCATTTGTGGATGTTGAGAAGTTCCACGGCACTGACTGTCCGTCATATGCATTAGAACCAGTACCATCTGGAGCAACTAGTGTTGCTTTACGACCTGAAATTTTAGAAACTTGGTAAGTTTCTGAATCGTCCATTTTAAACGTGATACCCATTTCACCAGCCGCTAGTGCTGACATTAGTTTACCAGTTGTTAATGTACAAGTATATTCAGTGTCTGAAGCACCAATTTCTGCTACTACAAACTTCTTGCTACCTTTTTGTTTTACAATGTGTCCTTCAACTACACTAGTGCCGTTGTGAAAATCAACTTTGATTTCATTTCCACCCGCAGTAGGTTCGCCGAAGTATCTTTTATTAAGTGGTCTACCCATTTGTTTTCTCCTTTTTAGAAGTCCGATCCGGGTTCTATCCGGTACGCAGTGGGTTTAATACTGCATAAGTCCATTACTTCAAATGGAACATATCTGACAATGTATTTAGTCAACCCTACTAAACAGATGCATAAGATGTACTGAACTAAAGTCTTTTATAGCACGATTGATTTTATCGCATTGATCTTTATGTTGTTGTACAATACTATCTCTACGCTGTTGTCTATATTTTAATTCTATATTACCTAGTTTAGTAATTTCACTACGCATGCCTGCACAAAATTTTGTTACATCAAAACGAAACTCCGGAGCAGTTTTAGCAAGTTCTTTTATTTGCTGTTCTACTTCAGTCCAATCTAAACTAGATTCTATTTCTTTTATACCTTCCATATAGATATTTAAAAAGGTCATAAAAAAAGGGCGACATAAGCCGCCCTTTTAGTACTTTTGTACTACTCTCTATTAAGAGAAAGATACGTTAGCAGAAGTAATGCTAACTTTACCTAAGTAGTCACCTGCGTTACCTAGAGATGACGCAGTGTTTGTTAACTCAACATAACCATAACGTGTCATGAAGCCAACTACTGGCTCGAATGTATCAGGATCTAGTACTACACCTGAAGACATTAGAGGAATGTATGGGCAGTAGAATGCCGCCGCATCAGCCTCTGAAGAGCCTTTGTAACCAACTAGTACTTGGTTATCGTTCTCAGCAGTTGTATCAGCCAAGTAAGCGTCAACGTATACACGCATAGCGTTGTTCAAAGTACCTACAAACTTAGTGTTAGTTGGTGCTTCGAAAGTACCTTCTGTAGTTCTTGCAAACGCAGAAGTTGTAGCAGACTGTAGGATTGTCAATGCTTGGTTTGAAACCACTGCAAAGTTACCTGCGCCTCTACGTGTACGCTGAGCGATCTTGTTAGCAACTCTGTTGATTTGAACTGCTAATGCCGCATGTTCGTCACCAACGAATGTTGCAGTACCGCTTACAGCCGCTTGGTCGTAAGTTTCTTCAACTGAAGCAAGTGAACGAAGAGATGTTAAAATCTCTTGGTCAATCTCAGCAGTAATCTCTTGTGCAAGAGCCGCCATGATTTCTGCTTCAATGTCGATACCTTGTTGTGCTTGAGCGTCTTGTGCCGCTTCAAATGTCCAACGAGCAGATAGTTTACGTGATTTCGCTTCTACTGCTTGCTTTAAGATTTGAATTGACAATCTGTTACCTGCAGAACCTTCAAGTGCCGCTGTAGCCGCCGCTTTACCGGCAGTGCCGTCACCTGAGTATGCTTGACCGATCTTGAATGGTGATAATGCTTCATCACCTGCAGTCACGTCGTTAGCAGTACCTGTAGCGTCCTGTGTATCAGAGTAACGTACTCTTAGTGTGTGAATTTGTGAAACTGGTCCAGTCATAGGCTGTACACCAACAATTTCGTTTGCGATAACTGTAGGCATTACACGTCTAATTACTGGAAGGATCACTCTGTTTAGTGTTGCAACATTTCCTGCGGAAGTTGCACCAGCAGTTGCCGACTCAGCGAGATAACGTCTAGTGTTCTCGAGAGTGACATCCATTACGCTTTTCTTGTGGCCTTGTAGACCTTCAAGCAATGCGCCTTTGGTAGCCTGCCAATTTTCATTGATCATTTCTGACATTTTGTCCTTCTCCTTTTTAGTTTAATCCCGCTAATTTGCGGAGTTCTATTAAGTTTGACTTTTCTTCTACCGGTTGTTTAACCTCTTTGTCGCCTGTTACTTCAATGCCTTCATTTAATGCCTGTTTTTTCGCAGTTGGTTTTTTATCTTCCATTACTGCTGGTAGGTACTTGTCAAATGCTGTGTGCAATTTTTCTGTTTGCACTGACTCTAGTAGTTCTGACATAATTGCTTTTTTGTCATGCCCTAATGGAGCCAACAACTCATTCATCACTGCAACACGTTTCGCTGAATCTTTAGCAACAGCAATTTCTGCTTCCTTAGACTCAACTAGAGTATCCTTCTCTGTGATGGTTTTCTTAGCCTCTGCTAACTGCTCTTCTTTTTCAGCAACAAGTTTCATTAACTTCGCAGTTTCTGATTTCTCATTTAGATAAGAATGGCTGTATTCATTAGCAAACGCTTCGAATAGTTTACGTCCAAAATTGTTTTCACGTGCTGATTGAATGTCTTCTTTCAACTGTGAAATCTCTTCTGAAAGTTTTTTACTTACAGTTTCTTTAACAATTTCTGCTGACTTAGCAACAAATTTTGCTTTGACTTCTGCAAATTTCTCTTTGGCTTCTTTTACAAGGCGAACCTTGGTTTCTGCCAAATCTTTTTTGTCTTCTGCAAACTCATTGATTTCATTTGCGAGTTGCTTAACAACAAAGTCTTCCAATTTTGCAAAGTTTTCGCTGACCTTAGCACGGTCCTCGTGTAACTCTCCAATTTCTTTAGTCAACTGCTTGAGCATAAACTCTTGCAGTTTCTCAGAATGTTCACCGATCTTCTTCTTATATTCAACTCTTGCTTCTGCAAGTGCTTTCTTATCTTCAGCAATTTCAGCAATCTCTGATTCTAAACGTTCGGAAACCATGTTGTCGATTGCTTCGACCATGTTCTGCTTATCATGTTCGTAGCGTTTCGCAAATTCCTCACGGAGTTCAGCAGTAACAGTGTCTTTGTTTTCCTTCACTTTTGCGTCCCATGCTTCCTGTAAGTCAGTACGAACGTCCTCACTTAGCAAGCCTGTTTCAAAAAGTTTATTAAACATATCACTCATTGGCTTCTCCTTTTGTTACTGCAAGCCTTTTATGACTCGTAGCATCTGTTCTTTGAGATACTTTTGTGCTTTAGCATCTTGCGATACTTCATGAGCCGCCCTAATCGCACTATAACCACCTTTTGTATTCATAAGATGTTCATAGATTGGTGTTGGGTAAGCACCTGGCGCACTTGGTTGGGCTACCACATCAACTGTGATAATTTCAAATCCGTTAACTTCTCCAGTGGATTCATTAACTTCACCTGCTCCACGTGAACTAACTCCCAGTTTCACACCTGATTGCAACATGGTTTTTACAAGATTTCCCATTGGGGTTGGCAAAATTTTCATCTTGCCAAACCCATTAGGTCCATCCATCCACATATCGGTAATCATATGCGATACACGATCTAAATTTACTTTTAAATCATCTGGGTGATCAACTTCACCTAGTACAGAGTAACCGCCGTCGATCTGATCCTTGAGTGTTTTAACAGCGTTGCCTATCTCGGAGACAGGGTAGATTCGCTGGTTAGCGTTTTTAACACCACCCTGAATACAGATGCCTTTTAGGTAAAGGTCTTTTGACTCTCCTTCACCTTTAGACTCAAGGGTGACTTGCGCCTGATCGAACGTAAGATGTTCTCTTAAGTATGCCATATTGGCTAACTCCTAATTACTCAGCACTCTTTGGTGCAGATGCCTTACTAAAAGTGTCTCCGGCTTTAGCACCTGGTTCATTCTCGAAAGATTTTCCCATGTCCTTTGGCTTTTGAGCACTACCGCCCTTTTCTTCACCACCTTCGCCAATACCATGCGCCTTAGCATCGTTAGGTGCTTTAGCATTGCTTGCTACTGGAGATGCAGTGTTATCAGAACCTTCGGAATTAGATGGAGCAGAAACTTTTTCTACGTATTCACGCATAGTTTCGCCAGCGGATTTAGGTTGTTTTGCTTCATCTACAACTTCTGCTTCTTCGTCGTCTGTTGACTCATAAGCCATTGCTTCCTCTTCGGCTTCTTCTGATTCTTCTTCACCTTCTTCTTCACCTTCGTCCTCATCGCCTTCTTCTTTATCAGCCATCATTGCTTCAAATTCTGCTTTAAGGTCGTCTAGTGCGTCTTCAAGGTCGACAACTTTATCTTCTAGGTCTTTGTGATCTTCTTCGTGATCATCCATTTCACCGTCGTTGTCATAATCCATATCGCCTTCGTCGCCTGCTTCGTCGCTTACATCCTTCATCATCATGTCTGTAGCATCGCCGCCGACTTCTTCGATTGATTCTTCTTCAAAGTTTTCTTCAACTTTTTCTTCTGAATCGTCTTCATCAGTTGCTTCTTCTACTGCTTCTTCTTCTTTTTCAGCAGTTTCATCAACTTCTTCGTCTGATTTTTCTTCAGATTCAATTAATCCTGTGTAAATTTCTTTTGATTTCTCAACCACAATATCGTGGAAAAGTTCTTCTGCTTTTTCTTTGTCTTCGTTCACTAGAAGATCAAGCAGTTGTTCAAATTTGCTTGTGTCTGACATTGTATTATCTCCTTTAATTAATTTGTTAGGCAAGGCTGTCCACTGTATTTACGAAAAAACCACTTTTACCAGTGGAAATAGGTGTATTTTCTGCATTTTTGACAAAATGCTTGAAATTACAGTTCATTTTTGAACTGATCATATGTAATTGTACTAAAATTATCATAACTATTTAACTGAGCAGGACAAAAATCTCCACTATTAATTACCCTAATATACTTTATTTTAGGGTTAGAACTGATTGTTTTTTCAGTTTGTCGTAGCCAGTTACCATAATATGTAGCGGGTTCTGCGGATTTTTTGTAGTTTTTTGTATCTGCATATATGTTATTAAAGCGTTTGCCGCCATTTAAGCCATAATAGTCAAACCCAAGTATAAAAATTTTGGTATGATTATCTTCACTGGCTTTGTATAATGCAGTAGGACCACTACTCCATCCAAGGCTTGGTTGAAAATAATTTAAGTTAGTGTAGTCTTTGTAGCCGTTGTTGTAATTTGTCCATACAACATGATTATGATGATAACCATCTGCTACAATTTCGTGGATCATTTTTGGATCAACAGCAATCAATACATCTGGTTCAAAATGTCGATACACGGCATTACATGCATAGATTGTTCCATATCCACGCAGTGTTTCTAAATCTAAATGCTGTCTTGAGGTACCATTACCCAATACGAATGCTGTATGCATATGGGTATTTAAATGGTTTTATTAAAGTGCTTGTTCTTCTTGAGCAGGTTGGCCATACATCATCTGAACAAACTCTAATTCTTTAGCCTGTTCAACTTCTCTTGCTTCTGATGTACGTCTGATGTCGTTAAGTTGTTTAAGTGTAAGTCTAGTTTTTCTAGTATCTTTCTTTTGTGTAATCGATTGGTCAAAAGAAGGATCGTAACCTTTGTCGTCTAAGGTTTCAAGGGTTTCACGATCAAAATAAAAGAATTCTCTCAGTTTCATGTTAGTATTTATACCGTTTGCTGTGTTGTGTTGCCTGCGGCACCGGCACCAGCACCGCCTAACTCATCGCCTGTAACAGTTTCAGGCGGTGTGCCTTCTCCTGTAACATCGCCGCCTTCAGGACTTGCCATCTCATCTTCTAGTCCACTAAGGTCGCCGCCAATACCGGCTCCACTAATACCGGCTCCTCTCATTTCTGCAGAACCATCCGGAGCAGGTGCTCCCATAAGTTCATCATTTTCTTCACGCCACATTCTTTCGTTCTCTGCAATCTCTCCTTCGCTTAATCCTAAGAAGCGTTTTAGTGCAAAGCGATTTGATATAAACGGAATGCTTGCCATATTTTGGAATGTTGGCACACGTTGATTGTCTAGTTCACTTTGTCTATAACTTGCAAAGTTTTGTGGTGGATTAAATGCAAGGTCGAACATTGAA